ATAAAAGACATTAAAAGATCATAGAATACAAAAATATAGTTTTAAATATTTATATATATGAAAGTTGAAACATTTAGAAAATTAATAAGAGAAGAGGTAAAACGCGCACTTCGCGAAGAATTACCATCTTTACTTACTGAAATTAAAGAAACACCTAAGGGCGTTGCTAAGCCAGGTCGTGCTTTCAGCGGTTTATTTGAAGAAATGGACCAAAAAATTAAACAACCTGTTATTGAATCTACAGGTAATCCAATGCTCGATTTAATTAACGAAACAAAAATGAGCATGTTGGCTGAAGGTAGCGGTGAAGATTGGAAATCAATAGGTAACTTTGATTCAAACAATGTTAATAGCTATCGTGCTGAAATGATGAGTGCTTTTGGTGGTGCCCCTGCTGTAGAATCAGTAGATCAAATGATGGCAACTGCTCGTCCTTCATCTGATATTAATCAAGTTCAAATCAACGCAGTTCCTGATTTTAGTAAAATGATGGGTGCTTTAAAAGAAAAAGGTAAATTATAATGCCATCAGTAAATTACATATTTCGTAATAATTTAGATGCTAACAAAAGACCTAGCACTGGGGTAGGTATATCTGTTCCATTTGATGGTCCTACAGGTATTAATACAACTTATACTACTCAAGAAGCTATAAAATCTAATTTATTAAATTACTTTTTAACAGATAATAGAGAGCGAGTATTCAATCCTAAGTTTGGTTCTGGTATTAGAGGTATGTTATTTGAACAAATTACCACTTCTACTACCAGTGAACTAACACAAATGATTTCGAGTGAGATTGCTTTATATTTTCCTAATATTATAGTTGAAAATTTAAAAGTTACTCCACTTTACGATCAACAAACAATCCAAATATATTTCCGCTATTCAGTAGCGTTAACTAATATAGAAGATGAAATTCAAGTATCATTTCAAAATGCTCAAATAAATGCCAACGTCTAAGAAAGTATCATATATAAACAAAGATTTCGATACGTTTAAGCAACAGTTAATTAACTTTGCTAGAACGTATTATCCTGAATCGTATAACGATTTTACTGAGGCTTCGCCTGGTATGATGTTTATTGAACAAGCATCTTATGTAGGAGACGTTTTATCATTTTATGCTGATAATCAAATTCAAGAGAATTTTGTTCAATATGCTAAGCAAAGAAGAAGTTTACTTGCTGCTGCCTATAGAGGTGGTTATGCTCCTAAAGTAACAGCTGCTGCTACTACTATAGTTGATGTATATCAAATTATTCCTTCACAAATTGTTTTTGGTCAATCTGTACCAAACTGGGATTACGCTATGATAATTGAGCAAGGAGCTCAACTTTCATATGTTAATGATCCTGCAATTAAATTCTATATAGAAAATAAGATTGATTTTACCCAATCAGGCTCAGATAATCCTACTGAATTAACAGTACGTTCACTTAATAATTTAAATCAACCAGATTTTTACTTATTAAAAAAACAAGCATTAGCTGTAGCTGGAGATGTAAAAACAGTTACTTTTAGCTTTGGTGCTCCTGAAAAATTCCCAACTGTTACTATTGATGATTCTCAAATTATTGAAATATTAAATGTAATAGATAGTGACGGAAATAAATGGTATGAAGTTCCTTATTTAGCTCAAGAAACAATATTCACACCTGAAGAAAATACAATATTAAACGATCCTAACTTATATCAATATAGAGATCAAGTTCCGTACTTATTAAAACTACAAAAAGTTCCAAGACGTTTTGTTGCTAGATTTTTATCTGACAACACGTTACAATTACAATTTGGTGCTGGTGTTTCAAATGCTGAAGACGAATATATTACTCCAAATCCTGAAAACGTAGGTATAGGATTACCTTATGGAATTGATAGGATGACTACAGCTTATGATCCATCAAACTTTTTATATACCAAAACTTATGGTATTGCCCCTACAGATACAACTTTAACAGTTCAATATTTAGCAGGTAGTGGTGTAGCATCAAACATTCCTTCAAATACATTAGGTTTACTTGCCTCAGGTAGTATTTCATTTTATGGAGGTACTTTAAATCCTACTCTTGCAAATACAGTTCAACAATCATTAGTATTTAATAACCCTAATGCTGCTACAGGTGGTGGTGATGGTGATACTAATGAAGATTTAAGATTAAATACTCTCGCTTCATATCCCACTCAGTTACGTACTGTGACTAAAGATGACTACTTAATTAGAGCTTTATCTATGAGCCCTAAGTATGGTATTGTATCTAAAGCTTATATTACTCAAGAAAAAGCAATTACACAAGATACATTTGCTGCTATTGATAATAATCCATTTGCTTTAAATTTATATGTGTTATCAAGAAATAATCAAAATAAACTTGAACCGCCAACACTGGCATTAAAGCAAAATTTAAAAACGTTTTTAGGCGAATATAGAATGTTAACAGACGCTGTCAATATTCTTGATGCCTTTATCATAAACATTGGTATAGATTTTGATATCGTTGTTAGACCAAAATACAATAATAGAGACGTATTGAATAGATGTTTAACAACATTAAATGATTATTTTAACATAGACAATTGGCAAATAAATCAACCTATTATCCTTGCCAATGTGTATACTTTACTTGATACAATAGAAGGTGTTCAAACTGTTCAAAATGTTGATGTTTACAACATTGTAGGACAATCAACAGGATATTCTAAATATGCTTATGATATGAAAGCAGCAACAATTAATGGAATTATTTACCCCTCATTAGATCCTAGCATCTTTGAAGTTAAATTCCCAGGAGCTGACATTCAGGGCAGAGTAGTAAATTTCTAAAAAGTATTAGGTAAGTATATTTATATAGGATTAAGTATACTTATGGCAGTTTATAAAATATTTCCTGAAAAAGACGCGTTCATTTGGTCTGAACAGCAGACCCAAAACATGGGCCGTGATGAGATTCTTGAAGTCTCAACGTATAATGACCCAAGTCTTATAGATAATAACATTAACGAAATACCCTCTGCTACCAGAGCATTGATTAAGTTTCCCACTAATCAAATTAACCAGGTAATAGAATTAGTTGATCAGGATAATGCTTTTACTCAACTTACTGCTTCATTACAATTATTTTTAGCTAACGCTTCAAATTTACCTCAAACATATACATTGGTATGTAATGCTGTTTCCGAATCTTGGGAAATGGGTACTGGAAGATTATCTGATAGACCTAGAACAACAAATGGTGTATCTTGGACGTATGCTAAAGCTTCTGCTTCTAATGATGAATGGCAAACTTCAAGTTTCCAAGCCAATGTAACTGCCTCAGATAATGGTATTCAAAGAGGTGGAGGTAACTGGTTTATTATACCTTCTGCTTCTCAAACATTTGATTATACATCAGATAAAGATACTAATTTTAATGTTACTCAAATAGTTAAGTATTGGCATAGCCATAGTATTCATGGTGACTTACCTGAATCATTTGGTAACCAAGGATTTATTGTTAGATATACAGCTAGCCAAGAGTTTACTACAGCAAGTATTCAACAATTGAGTTTCTTTTCAATGGATACTCATACTATTTATCCTCCAACTCTGGAGTTTAGATGGCCTGATTATGTATTTGATCCTGGTACTTCTCCAATTGTAGATAACAATCAATTTGTTACAACCATTGGAAATTTACAGGAAGAAATTGCTGAAAATTCAGTATACCGATTTAATGTATATTCAAGAGATTTATATCCTCCTCGTTCTTTCCAAACTCAATCAGCATATTTGAATACTAAATTATTACCAACTAATAGTTTTTGGTCATTAATTGATTCAAATACAGGAGAAGTTATAATTGACTTTGATAATTGTACAAGATTAAGTTCAAATCCATCTTACAATTATTTTGATGTTTATATGAATGGATTAGAGCCCGAAAGATATTATCAAATTTTGATTAAAACTCAAATTGGTAAACAAGAGATAATTATTGACAATCCATCATATTACTTTAAAGTTGTAAGATAATGAGTCAAGAAGTTCAATTAGCAAAAAAAGTATATGGAAGAGGTTTATATCCTCAAATTATAGATACTAATTTTAGTCAATTAGTACCTCCAACTGCTTCTGCTCCAAATATTCTCACAATCCCTGAGTTTTTTGAAGCATATGATAATTTATTTTATGAAATACCAGTAGAAGGAGATATTAATTCTCATGCTTATTTAGTAGCTAGAAGTTCTGAGTACATTGGTACAACAGTTCAAAATGATGAGATAAACGGATTATTAGAAGAAATCAATTCATTGAGACAAGATCTTTTAGACGCAAACCAAACAATTTTAGATTTGACAAGAAATAGTACAGGTTAATGGAAAATATTAATGTTCAAAATATAAATTACATCGCAGTACCTGAAAATCAGGAATATACTCCCAAAGATGATGGAGTATTAAATTCCATTTTCATTACTAAGAATTTCAATAATCAAACAGATTATATTGAGAACTTTATATATTCTCCATCTGGTGAATTATTAGCTTCAAATTATAATTTTACAAATTATACTGTATTATCTACATATGAATCCACAGATTCATTTAATCAGATGACTATGTCTCCTGAAGATGATGTCAGAGCAAATGGCATTAATCAGGGTACAGTAAATTCAGTTTACTATTTCTATAGAAAATTATTTGATAGTTCTCCAAATCAGAAGTTTTTAATTAAAACAATTTCTTCAGATAGAACTGAATTACGTGTTTTCATTCCTTCTATCTCTGTAGATGATTTACAGAATTTATTTTATAGTTGGTCTAATACAGTTAATTCAAGAAACTATTATAGTGATTTTGTACTTAATTTTAGTAATAATCTTACTTTAATTGGTGTTAATCTTGCTTTTGAAGATGCACTAGTACCTACTTTATTAGTTAAATTATACGAACCTCTTCCTGAACAATTTGATATCAATGATACATTTTGGTTAGTAGAAGAGATATCTGATCCTATTACTTATGAAGTTACAATTCAACAAGAATTTGTAAATGTAATAGAGTCAACACAGCTAAGAGGTCCAAATATCACTATTGATATTGAAGAAAAACCAAACCTTACTACAGGAAAACTTAGCTTAGATGAATTACGTTCTACAGAAGTAACTTCATCATTTCAACAATTGATATCTTTATTTGATGAAACAAGTACTGATATCAATATTGAGTATGAAAATCCTGATGGTTCAACTGCATTCCAAAACTTTGTTCATTTCTCATCTGCAGCTGAACGTTTAACAAACTTTAGATATAAATTAACATTAATAGAAGGTTATCAAAATGATATAAATTCTTTAGGTACAGCAGTTAATTCACCCTATACTTCTCAAAGTAGAGCTCCTTTACAAGCTAAAATTGATGAAATAATTAAGAACTTCGATAACTACGAATATTTCTTATACTACGCTTCATCATCAGCAGCTTGGCCTAAAATAAACAGTGAGCAACCTTTTCAACTTTATCCTGTTTCTTCAAATCAAGCTTTAACTTGGTTTGGTGATGACACTTATGGACAACCATATTATGGAGGTCAGTATTTATCTGCTTCTGTTTATGATAGTAATAATCCAAACTATGTTTGGAATACAATGCCTTCTTATGTAACAACTGATCCTCAAAATGCTATTATTCAGTTGTTTATTTCAATGTTAGGTCAACACTATGACTATCTTTGGACTTATATTAAGGCAGTTACCGATATTCAAAGTGGTGATAATAGATTAGAACATGGTATTTCAAAAGATCTAGTAGGTGCTGCTTTACAATCTTTTGGTATTAAATTATATGCAACAAATAGAAATACTGAAGATTTATACACTGCAATTTTAGGTATTACACCTTCAGGTTCATTATTACCTTCAACAGGTTCTTTTTTAATTACTAATTACGTAACTGCT